ATCTCCACCGGGCGGCGGATCGTCCGCCGGTGCGAAAGTCCGGCGGTCACGCAGCGCCTCAATCATCGTGGGAAACGTCATAGTCGGGCTCCTTCATCAGGTCATTAAGCTGGTAGGGGGTAAGGCTCGTCAGCGCGAGAAGCTGAAGCGCCATGTCGCGGCGACCGGCCTGGTAGGCCAGAAGCTGGGCATCGGGCAGGGCCGGGGTGGGAGGATAGCCGTCCTGCAGCTGGGCGGGTTGTCCGTTCAGGACCCCGCCCAGCCGGATCAGATCTTCGGCCAGGCGGGGCTCGTCCTTCACGGCCCTGCCCCAGCGCTTGGCCAGGCTCATCGCCTCACGCTTTGCGCTGAAAGGCAGGAAGGCCGCGATGGTGGTCAGGGGGTGCCAGACGGTCAAGCTGCCGCCCCCTGCCCTTGCGCTGCCATCTGGGCTTGCGCCCCGGCGACGTCCTTCAGCATGCCGGTTCCGGCCTGCATCATCTGCGTTGCCTGGGCGGCCTGCTCCATCTGCTGGCGTTGGGCGCTGCGGGCATCGGCATCCTCGCGCGACCGGATCAGGCTGGCGGGTGCACCACGCGCCTCGATCAGTATTTCCAGCGCGCCGTCAGGGTCGAGGCGGTCACCCAGACGCTGGGCAGCATCGGGGCTGATCTTGGCCAAGGGGGTGATGTCCTCCAGGATGCGCAGGACGGCGTTGCCCTCGGCGCTGCGTTGCGCGGCGGCGGCGGCCGACTTGTAGACGACTTGCAGTTCGGTCCCCGCCAGGCCCTTGGGTGGGGGCGGGATCTGGCCCGCCTTCCAAAGCATGGCGAAGCGGCGGGCCACCTTGGGCGCGAGGTATTCCTCTTGCAGGCGGCCCTGGTGCGGGGCCCACAGGCGCTGGCGCTCTTCGGTGATCGCCATAACCTCGGTCGCGGTCATGCCGGTGCGCCCGGCCAGGTTCATCAGGCTGTAGTGGAAGGCGTCGCGGATCTCCTGCATCACCTCCTGCCGCTCTTCCAGCGTCAGCTGCAGGCGGCCGGACACGTCCAGGGGCTGCATCATCGGCTTGCCCTGCAGGTTCATCGCGCCATAGACCACCTGCCCCGGCAGGATCTTCCCGTTCAGCGGCCAGTCGCCCCGATCGGGGGCCATGATCGTGGGGTCTGCAGCGCGCTGCGCAGCCCGGATCGTGGCGTCGGTCATGCGGTGGTGCAGCCGGGCGCTGGCGATGGCCGCAAAGGCCGGGCCGGTGCCGTAGCTGTGGCCGGTGTCCACGTCCCAGCGCGGGGCGTAGAAGGGCATCTCGTCATAGCCCTTGACGCGGATCAGGGCGCAGTCGCACTCGGTCGAGTAGCGCGAATACCAGAGCTTGCCGTCGGGGCCCAGGCGGCCCTTGCGGAACACGTCATTGCGCCCGACGCGGTGGTAGAACGCGATGCGGCTGCGGTCGCCCTTGGCGGCCAGGTCGCGCAACTTCTCGGGCAGCTGGTCATCGGCCCCCTTGAACATGCCAAGGGCCTGCTCCGGGGTCAGCATGAACCGCCGCACAACCTCGGTCACCCGGCCGAAGGCGTCGACGTCGTAGACGATCTCGGCCAGGCTGACCGTCACGTCCAGGATCTTCCGCTCGTCGATCAGGATCTCGTCGTACTGGGCAGCGTTGCCGAAGGCCGCGATGTCCCCGTAGATCTGATGGGCCGCCGTGTAGAACGTGCTGATCGAGGGCAGGAAGCTGTTCAGGACGATGTCGGTGACCCGGTCCAGCCACAGCTTGTTTTCGTGGTTCTTGTTCGCTTCGGGGTCGCTGGACGCCAGGCCGCACCAGCGGTTTGCCGGGTTGGTCAGGGTGCCGTAAAGGCCAGCGGCGAAGTTCGAATTGGCATGGATCGGCGCGCTGGACAGCGGCTTTTCCAGGGTGCGCTTCGCCGGGTCGGTCTGGGCGAAGCCACCACGTTGCGGGCGGATCAGGCGGGCGATGTCTTCCCACATCTGCTCATGCTGACTGCGGTCGGTCTTCAGCTCGGCCCAGCGGGCGATGTCCCGCTCGGCGCGGGTCTTGCCGTCCTCGAAGGCGGCGGCAGGGGTAAGGGCATTCATGCCGCACCCCCCATGGTGGCGCTGGCCGGGATCCAGCGCCCCGGCGGCGGCGGCGCAGGCTGGCTTCCATGTCGGCCTGGGCCAGGGCTTCGGTGTTGTCGTAGGCGGCCACTTGCACGGGCTTCGGGGCCTTCACCTTGGGCATGCACATGTCAAATCTCCTTCGGGGGTTCAGGGTCAGATTGTGCAGGCGGCACGGTTGCGCGTTGGGTCCAGGCAAACTGGCGGAAGGTGTGGGACCCGCCCAGGCCAAAGCCGGGCAGGTCGGCCTCATGGGCAAAACCCATGGCGGCAAGGATGCGGGATGCGGTGGGGTGGCCGCCCCAGCATCGTGCCTCGATCCGGTGGATCCCGGTCTCGGCGGCGAAGGCGGGCATCTTGTCCCGGATCACCAGGGCAAGCCGCGCCAGGGGCGTCCGGTGCCGGGCATGGTGGGCCGCCAGTAGCGCACCCTGTGCGACGCCTGCCTGGCCAGTGTTGCCCAGGCAGAAGACAGCGAAGGGCCGCTCCGCCGGTCCCGTTCCGGCAATCAGCGACAGCGGCCCCTGCCCTTGGGCCATCCGCCATTCGGCGAAAAGCCCAAGCGCGGTGTAGCTCACCCCTCGCACCAGCTCGGCCTCGATGTGATCATTCACGTCGAGCTGGCGAAAGACCGCCATTGCGGCCAGGTCATCAAAGGGGCGGACGCGGATCATCAGGCCCCAGCTCCCTGGTTAGCGCCCTCCAGGATCGCGCGACGCGCAGCGTTGGCCCAAAGCGTGAGGGCGTTCTCCAGGCTGTCGGCCGGGTCGATCGACACGCCCTCGATCGAGATGGCGAAGGTGCCGTCAAGCTCGACGATCTCCGCGCCGTACAGGTCGCGCATTTCGTCCACCAGGCCCTGGCGCAGGCCGAAGTGGTTCAGCATCTCGATCTGCTTGGTCAGGTGGTTCAGGACGCGCAGGTTCGGGCCAGGCGCAGGGTCCGCTGCGTCAAGGTCCGCACCCGCTTGATCCTGCCCCTCGGTCGAAGCCTGAACAGTGTCCTGCCCCTCGGTCGAAGCCTGAACAGTGTCCTGCCCCTCGGTGGTGGCGTCAGCAGCTGCTGTCTTTGCCTTGCTCATTGTAAGTCCTTTCTGCCCCTCACGGGGGCGGTGGGTGGGCGTCAGATGTTGGTCAGCTGGTCAAGCTGGCGGTGAAGGCGGAGCAGGGTGTCACGCAGCCGGAAGGCCATGTGGTAGCTTTCTCCGAGTTGGCCTTCCGGTGAAAACCACACGCCCTCCGAGACAGTGTTTGCCTCTGTCGGCGGGACCTTTCCCACCAGTCGTTCCTGCAGGCCGATCACCCGGTCGAGGGCCGCCGCTGCCATGCCAATGGTTTCTTGCTGGAGGCGCTCGATCTCCTGCAGGATGCTCGGGTCAGGCGCGGCGACAGGGCCGTCATAACTGGGGGTGGGGGCGTAGGGCGGCACTTCTCCGTTGGCTAGTCCTTTGGCAAACATGCTCAATCTCCATAAAGGTTCATCGGGTCGTACCGGGTCGACAGGCCCCCGGCGGCCTCGGTGGGGCGGCCCCAGCGGGTGTCCTCCCCCTCTCCGCCTGCGCCGTTGCGCGACGGGAAGCTGATCGGGCTCAGCCCGTTGCCCTTGTGCTGGGACAGGGCCAGGTATTGGGCGGCGTCCATCACGTTCGCCTCGGTCATGCGCTTGTCGGGGACCTTGCGCTTGTCCCCGCTGGCATCGACCTCGTCGGTCCAGACGTAGCGGGCCTCGAAGCCGCGCCACAGGTACTTGCAGCTGGGGTCCATCAGCAATCCCGGTCGGCCGCCCTGGACGAACTCCAGCGCCGCGCGGATCGCCTCAAGCCGGGGCTGGATGCGGTTGGTCCCGATGCGCTGCGGGCGGACGCGGAAGCCTGCGGTCTGGCCGACGATCTTGTTCCAGGTGGCGTTTTCGTCGGCGCCCTGCGATGCGCCCTGCTCGCCCGCCATGTCGCCCCAGCCATCGCCCAGACGCAGGTGCGAAAACCGCTCCTCGATGAGGCGGGCCAGGCGGCGGCCGAACTCGGCGGCCATCAGGCGCTCGTTCGGGAAGTGCAGCTCGGCCAGGATGGTCCAGTGGTAGGGCTGGTCGAACTGGGCCAGGACGGCGGCACCCTTGAAGCCCTGGTCAAGGCCGATCAGCAGGGGCAGGCCCGGGTCGGGCGGGATCGTGGCTTCGGCGACGTGGATCCTGGCGTTGAACTCGCGGCTGAAGACAGGCTCACCGGCGCGCAGGTAGGTGGTCTTGTTGTAGACCATGCGCTGGGTGACGTCGGATTTTCCCGCCAGCTTGTTCAGCGCGACCTGCATCTCGTAGTAGCCGGGGGACAGCTTTTCGAGGTTCTCCACGCCCGGCTCGCCATAGCCGGGCTGGCGGTAGAAGTTGATGCTGATCGGCTTTGACCCTTCGGGCAGGGCCGCGTTCAGCTCCATCGCGATGTCCTTGCGGGCCTTCTCGTCGTGAAAGACCTTGAAGGTCCAGTTGTCCTCGTCGGGAGCGTTGAACTCGCAATCGATCTGGCCGTAGGACAGGAATTGCGGATCGTAGCCGGTAAAGTGGTCCTTCCCGGGATAGCGCATGATCCGGCCAATGCCGAAGGTGAGGGTATCCAGCGGGTTGGTGTCGGCCTCGGCGATGTCAAGATCGGTGACCTCGATGCCGCGCATGCTTTCCATGACGTTGTCGCCGAAGGCCATGAACTGGGCCAGCCAGTCGATTTCGCCGAACTCATCCTCGAACCGGATGTGGTGCTGTACTGGATCACCCCGACCGCCAGACCATTCGCCCAGGTTCTTCGGGTAGACCTTCAGGTAGGATGGGATCACGGTCGCCCACAGCTGGCGGTAGGTTTCGCGCACGAAGAGCGGCTTGTAGTACCGGACGCCGTCGATCACCGAACGCGGGAGGTTCTGAGCGCGGCGCATTTTCCGCAGCATCTTGGTGGTGGTCTTGCCGCTTCCGACCGGCCCCTGAATGCCAACGACGGTGCTGTCGTCGAAGTAGTAGGCCCGCGCAACCGGGCCGGGGAAATACATCTCCTCGCCCACCACGGGCATGTTGCCTTCGGCGAAGTCACCGTCTAGGCTGGCGATTGCCTCGCTTGCCGACAGACCTGCCAGCATCTCCGCTTTCGCAAGGATCTCTTCGGCGCTCAGGGTCGCGGTCATGTCCGCACCCGTTCTGCAAGGTCCGCCTGGCCCCCTTGGCCGGGATAGGCAAGGGCCACACCCCCCACCCCATTTGTCCCGACTACCA